GCAGCATGGCGCCCCGCATCCGTGTCCACCTCGATTCTCTGGTGACCCCATGACCCCCCCAAACGCCCCACGGCCAGAGGTACGAGGCGACCATGAACCGTGCGACTTTTTGGGAGTGGCACGAGACAGACCGTTGACTGATACTGCGTTACAGTGCAACATTGGTGAAGGAGGTAGATCATGCTGACGTTCAAGAACGCGCCAAACACTCTGCTCGGACCATGTGAACACGCCTTGTGGGATGGGACGGTCTTTGTCTCAAAGCACCACCAGCACATGCCAGACGGCCTCGACGCATGGAAGGCGCAGATCAAGGCGCTGACCGATGACACGATCACCGCTGACGCCGTATGCCGGATGGTGGACGCAAACAGGAAACTTGGGCGCACTCGGATGTGGACCGACAAGGATGCCCATCGGAAGACGCTGGCCCAGTGGAGCGACGCTCTTAAATTGCTTGAAGATTCACTCAAAGGAACCCCATGACCAGCAAAGCCAAAGCCATCGCGGCGGCAATCGCCCGCTTGAACGCAGGCGACATTGAAGGGGCACAGCAGATCGCCAGTGACCACCTTGAAGGCGTCTCCTACGCCCCACGCCCTCGCGGACGCCCGTCCCTCACTGGTGGCCGGTGCGTCACGGTACAGACCAGCCTCAGCCCATCTCAGGCCGCATGGGTAGCATCGCGTGGGGTGCCGGTTGCCGCGTACCTGCGGGGGCTGGTGGAGGCGGAGATGAGGAAGCCGGTTGATCCCATCAAAGTCGGCGACCGGGTGCAGTCCACAGGCGGTGTTGTCTGGTGGTACGGCAAGGTGATCGACGACTACGGGGCTGCTTTGCGTGTCCAGTGGGATGGTGGCCAGACCGGCAATCATCTACGCCACGACCTCGTCAAGATCGGCGGTGACGTGTGACCATTGAACGTGGAACGTACAACGGCCTCCCGACCATGTGTGAGGCTGGCGGCGGTGGCTTTGCCGAGTGCATCGGGCGATGTGCAACGCTGTCTTGCGATAGGTGGTGGCTCTACGAGGGTGGTTCGCTGGTGGAGATCGTCGGCAGTGAGGCTGTCGCCATGGAATGGTGCACGCCAGATCCTCGCGTGAAGTCCTACACCCGCGAAGACCTGATCCGCGTCGTGGTTGGCCAGCAGTGGGCTGTGGCGATTGCGTTGTGGACCCCGCTATACGCAATGGGCGTGCTGGAATGGCAACACAAAGCCGATTGCGGTCTTGGGCCAGACGAGAACGCCACCGATGACGAGGTGCGCGACTACGTCGAGAGGAACGCTCAACTGTGGGCGTACGTCTACATCCCCAAGCGGGAGTGGGCACCACTCGCCGACCTCCCCTGCGCCGTTGACGTGGTGGATGGCAAGGAGGGTGCATGAGCAAGCCACTGACGGAAGAGCAGAAGAAAGAGATCCTCGGGTACGCTTGGGACACTGACGAGCAAGACACCATGCGCGCCGCCCTAGCCCGCCTCGACTTCCTTGAACGCAAGGTGCAGGCGGCGGACAGGTTGCAGGGAGCCGTTGTGGACGGCACCATGCACGACGTTGTCAACGCCGCCGTCGCCTATGACGAGGTGACCGAATGACCCACCGATGGTGCCACTGTGGAGCGCCGTTCGGACGCTGGCTGGAGTGATGGCATCGGTTCTTGACCTCCCACACCCCGCCGTGACAGCCTGACCACGGCAAGCCCAACCAGCAGGTCACCTGAGCGCCTTCACAATTCCGTGAGGGCGTTTGCGTTTCTGGCATGAAAACGCCATGCTTGGGGTCAAGTGGAAAACAGGCCCCCTCCTTCTCGTGACGCCAACGGCCGTCTGCTCCCTGGCAGCACGGCCAATCCGCATGGGCGCAAGCCGCTGCCTGAGTTCTTCAAGGGCTCAACAGAGGACTGCATGCGCGTCGCCTACACGGCGGCAACCGGCAAGCTTCCGCCCGGCGAGAACCCGCCCGCCGCTCTGCGTTTCGCGTTGCGCCTCGACAAAGACGGCAAGCCCGAGATGGATGAGATCGACCCTGAGACGCGCCTCGCGCAGGCGAACAAGATCCTTGACCGCGTGCTTGGCAAGGCCCCCGAGACGGTGACCCTCGAGGGCGAGCTCGCGATCTCGCGCATCGTGCGCACGATCGTCGACCCAAAAGACAATGGCTGACCTCAACCTCGACACCCCGAGGTGGATGAAGCCGCTACTCAAGCCGTTGCGCTACAAAGGCGCCAAGGGTGGTCGAGGGAGCGGCAAGTCCTGGGGCTTTGCCGAGATGATGATCGAGGCCCATCTCGACGACCCCGACACATCCAGCGTCTGCATTCGTGAAGTTCAGAAGACCCTTCACGACTCGGTCAAGAAACTGCTCGAGGGCACGATCCACCGCATGGGTGTTGGGGCCTACTTCGACGTCCAGGAGAGCGTGATCAAGTCCCGCAACGGCAAGGGGAGGATCATCTTCCTTGGCATGCAGAATCACACCGCCGACAGCATCAAGAGCCTCGAGGGATATGACCGGGCATGGGTCGAGGAGGCGCAGTCCCTCTCCCAGCGGTCTCTTGACCTCTTGAGGCCCACCATCCGAGCCGAGGGTAGCGAACTGTGGTTCACATGGAACCCGGTAAACCCTGATGACCCGATCGATGACCTGCTATGCGGTGATGCCCCACCAGAAAACAGCACCGTTGTCGACGTCAACTTCGTTGATAACCCATGGTTCACTGACGTGCTCCGTGCTGAGATGGAGCACGACAAGGCAACAGCTGACCCCGGCAAGTTCGCCCACGTCTGGTATGGCGCGTACTGGACACGGACCGAGGCCCTCGTCTTCACCAACTGGAAGGTGCAGGAGTTCACGTCACCGGTTGACGCAGAGTACCGTTTTGGTGCCGACTGGGGCTTTGCTATCGACCCGACGACGCTGGTCCGATGCCACATCGTCGGCAGGCGCCTGTTCGTCGACTACGAGGCGTATCAAGTTGGGTGCCCAACCCGTGACCTCGCCGCACTGTTCGCGACGGTGCCAGAGTCCAACCTGTGGCCCATCGTCGCCGACAGCGCCCGACCCGAGAACATCGACGAGGTGCAGAAGCACGGCTTTCCAAAGACCATCCCAAGCATCAAGGGTGCTGAGTCTGTGGAACAGGGTGTCGACTGGCTGCAGGGGTTCGAGATCGTCGTGCATCCTCGCTGCGTCCACACCATCAGGGAGTTGGGCAGTTACAGTTACAAGATCGACAAGAAGCGTGACGTGGTGCTCCCTCAGTTGGCGGACAAGAACAACCATGTGATGGATGCACTCCGCTACGCTTGCGAGAGCGCCAGACGCACCAAGACCGTCGAGAAGAAGCGCACAGCCCCCATTCCGTCCGTCTCAAGGTGGTGACCCATGGCCAGAGAATCCAAGTCCGCTCGTCTGCAACGCATCCACGCCGAAGCCCTCAAGGAGTTCGACAACGTCCAGAGCGCCCAACGTGACGAGCGCATCCAGAGCATCGAAGACCGGCGGTTCTGCTCCATCGCTGGCGCGCAGTGGGAGGGTCCGCTGTCGGGCATGCTCGAGGGTCGGCCTAAGATGGAGTTCAACAAGGTCCAAGCCGCGAGCGTGCGCATCATCAACGAAATGCGGAACAGCGACATCGGGATCGCGTTCTCACCTCGTGACCCAGACGCCGAAGTCGACGACGGCCTGTCTGACCTCTGCGCATCCATGCTCCGTGCTGACGAGTACGACAGCAGTGCGCAAGAGGCGTATGGGAACGCCTTTGAAGAGGCCATCACAGGCGGCATCGGCGCGTGGCAGTTGCGTGCCGACTACATCGACGAGGATGACGAGGAGGACGAACGCCAGCGCATCTGTATCGAGCCAATCTACGACGCTGATACATGCGTGTTCTTCGACGGCAACAGCAAACGCCAGGACAAGAGCGACGCCAAACGTTGCTGGGTCATCAAGAGCATGACCCCAAGCGGATACAAAGAGGAGTTCGACCGCTCGCCCAACGACTGGCCCAAGGACTGCCCTGATACGGCGTTTGACTGGGCGCCTCCCGACGTCGTCTACGTCTGCGAATACTACACGGTCCTTGAGCGCAAGGTGAAATCCGACGTGTGGGTGCTGGCCGTCACTGGCGAGGAGAAGCGCCTCGCGCATGACGACTACAGCGACGAGGAGTACGACGCCGAAGTGCAGCGCCTTGGCGCGCTTGGATGGACGCTGGACCGTGAAGAGGTCAAGGAGCGCAAGGAGGTCAAGAAATACATTCTTGACGGCGGTGGCGTGATTGAGGAATGCGAAGACCGCATCCCGGGCCGCTACATCCCGGTCATCATGTCCTTCGGCAAGCGGTGGGTCGTCGACAATATCGAACGCGCCGCAGGGTGCGTGCGCTACGTCAAGGACAGCCAGCGCCTCAAGAACATGCAACTGTCCAAGCTCGCCGAAATCGCGGCGCTGTCCGCTCGTGAAAAGCCGATCCTGACGACGGAGCAGGTCAGCGGCTACGAACAGGTGTGGGCAGACGACAACCTCAAGGACTTGCCCTACCTGCCAATCAACGGCACCGACGAGAACGGCCAAGCCATCCCGCCTGGCCCGATGAACTACACCAAGCCCCCTTCGGTGCCCCCCGCCCTCGCTGCGCTCATCGGCCAGACGGAGCAGGAGATCCGCGAGATCCTCGGGACGCCAGAGCAAGGCGAACGCCTCCTGGCTGGCGTATCGGGCAAGGCGATTGAGGCGCAGAACGTGCGCGTGGACGCCCTGAGCGCGATCTACATGACCAACCATGCGAAGGCCCTTCAGTGGTCCGCCAAGGTGTGGCTGGCGATGGCGACAGACGTCTACGTCGAAGACAACCGCAAGGTCCGCACCATGTCGAAAGACGGGGAAGCGGGCTTCAAGGAGATCAACGCGCCCAAGCGCGGCAACGGTGGTCAGGTCATCGAAGGCCAGACGCTGGCGCGTGCTAAGTTTGACGTCTACGCGTCGGTGGGTCCGTCGTCAGCGAGCGGACGTCAGGCGACGGTGCGGGCCATCACTAGCATGATGCAGATGGCCCAGGACCCGGAGGACATGAAGATCCTTCTCTCCATGGCGCTGATGAACATGGACGGCGAGGGTGTCGACGACGTGCGCGCGTTCTATCGCAAGCGGTTGGTCGGGATGGGCGTGATCGAGCCCACCGAAGAAGAGGCCGCAGAGATGGCCAAGGTGGCGCAGGCGCAGAAGCCCGACCCGCAGGCGGCGTTCCTCGAGGCAGAGTCCCAGAAGTCGCTGGCGATGGCTCAGAAAGCTGCAGCGGACACGGGCAAGAGCGTGGCCGAGACCGCCAAGATCAAAGCCGAGACGGTGGAGATCATGCACGGCTTGACGATGCCGATGGGACAGAGGTAGGGTGACGGGGTCGGTGCAGTGAGTGGACACAAAGGTAGACCACGGCGCGCAAGTTGCGACAAATGCAGGTTCGAACCCAGCCCATCGACGAAAAGCCCGCCCTCACACGGCGGGCCTTTTTTTGCTAGCGGGTGGCCAGTCTGCACGCCTTGATGCGCTGGGTTCGGCTGGATTCATTGCAACAGCCAGTTGCAACATCCCAGCCTCTCGCGCTACAATGCCCTCACCGCCCCCAGAGGGTGAGTCACGGGTTCCATCGCCCACACGGTGAGAGGTCACACATGCCGAACGAGCCAGAGCAAGGCGACGAATCAACCGTCGACGAGGTCGCAGAGCAGGTCGAGACAGAGTCACAAGACGCCGTCGAGACCGAGTCCGAGACCGAAGCGACAGAGGACGCAGGCGAAGAGACAGAGACGGTGGTCAGCTTCGGAGCGCCGAAGACCGCCGCCGACGAGCCCGAGGCTGAGAGCTCCACCTTCCGCGAACTTCGCAAGAAGCTGCGGGAGACAGAGCGCAGAGCCCGACAGCAAGAGGCCGAACTGGCGCAGATGAAAGCGCCTGCCAAGCCGAAGCTGGGGCCGCGACCGACGCAGGCTGATTCGGACTTCGACATCGACAAGCACGAGGCTGCTCTTGAGCAGTGGCTCAAGCAGAAGGCGAAGGTCGAGGCCGAAGAGGGCGAGGCGCAGAAGGCCCAAGAAGCCCAGGCGCAAGAGTGGGGCCAGACGGTGCACAGGTACCGCGAGGCGAAGACGGCCCTTCGGGTGCCCGACTTCTCGGAGAGTGAAGAGGCTGTGGCTGGGGCTTTGTCCCTCGTGCAACAGAACATCATTCTCGCGGCCACCGACCGCCCCGAAGCCGTCGTATACGCGCTTGGCAAGGACGACAGCCGGTTGGCTGACCTCGCCAAGATCAAGGACCCGGTCAAGTTCGCTGCTGCAATCGCCAAACTGGAGACGACGCTCATGGTGACCACCGCCAAGAAATCCCCGCCGAAGCCCGCACGCACCGTCAACGGCACCAAGCCGGGTGCGGGGCCGACGTCCAAAGCCCTCGACCGCCTTGAAGACGAGGCGTCCAAAACCGGCGATCGCTCAAAGGTGATCGCCTACAAGCGCGAGCAGAAACTCGCCAAAGGATAAACGCTCATGTCCAACGCATTCAGCAAGCAAGAGACCGTCGCATTCGACAAGCTCATGGAGGGATTCGAGGACCAACTCGCGGTCTCCAACCTCGTCGAGAAGTTCGAGACCGATCAGGTCACGATGGAGCGCAGCAACGACACCATTTGGCGTCCGATGCCCTACGTCGCTGTCTCGTACAGCGGCTCCGACGCGACCAGCAACTTCGACGACTACACGCAGAAGAGCGTGCCCGCGTCGATCGACACCCAGCGCCACGTCGCTTGGCAGATGTCGGCCACCGAACTGCGCGACGCCCTGCAGAATGACCGGCTCGGTCAGGCTGCCAAGGACAAGCTCGCCAGCGACATCAACCTCGCCTGCCTCACCCGCGTGAGCAACGAGGGAACGCTGTTCGTCAAGATCGCCGCCGCCGCCACCGGCTACAGCGACCTTGCCGAGTGCGACGCGCTCATGAATGAGCAGGGTGTCCCGAACACCGACCGAAAGCTTGTGCTCGCCTCGCGCGACTACAACAACATGGCGAACGAACTGAGCAAGGCCTCGCGCAGCCTCGACAACGAGACCAGCGTCAAGGCCCTGCGTGAGTCGTCCCTCGGGCGCCTCGCCGGGTTCGACACCTACAAGCTCGACTACGCGCTCCGCAAGACCGCCGCCGCTGGTGGCGCTGGTCTGACCATCTCGACCCTCGTTGGCGCCGCCAACTTCTACGTTCCTGCCTCCACCTCGCTCGGCAGCGGTGGTCAGCAGAGCAACGTCGACAACCGATACCAGACCGTGACCATCTCCAGCACCACCTCCGTGGCCGCTGGCGACGCGTTCACCATCGCGGGCATCGAAGCTGCGCACCAGATCACCAAGTCCAGCACGGGCCGTCTGAAGACGTTCCGCGTCATCCGGGTTCTGTCGGCCACCACGATGGTCATCAGCCCCCCGATCGTCAGCAACCAGGGTGGCAGCGACGCTGAAGCCCAGAACCAGAACGTCGTGGCCTCGTCCACCTCGGGCACCGCCGCCATCGTGTTCCTCAACACGGTGACCGCCAACATCAACCCCTTCTGGTGCAAGGACGCCATCGAGATCCTGCCCGGTCGCCTCGTCATCGACCAGAGCGCCGGCGCTGGCGTGCTCTACAGCACCACGGCCAACGGCATCCAGGTCGTGATGACGAAGCAGTTTGACATCAAGACCCAGAAGACGTTCTACCGCCTCGACACCCGATTCGGCACCGTGCTGAAGCAGCCCGAGATGGGCGGTCTCGTGATGTTCGCTCAGACCTGAGCGCCTGGGGCTCCCGAGGGGGAGCCCCGTTTTTCCTTCTCTTCCTTCACGTTCTTGCAGGAGTTCCCGATGTCCCTCGTCGTCCCTCCGTTCGGTTCCGTTGACGTCATCGTCCCGGCTTCCGGCATCGTCACTGCGTTTTCGCAGGGCGCGTTCACAATCAACCAGCAGCTCACCAATACCAACGTCCCCGGCGTGTTCAGCGTGCTGACCTCGCAGGCTGCGGGTGCTGCGGCTCCCTACACATCGAGCGCGTTCACCAACGGCGCGACCGTGCGCATCGAAGCCAGCGGCGGCCAGTCCGTCAGCTATGACGTGGGCGCCTCCCCCGGCTCCAAGCTGGGTCGTATCCCGACCGCGCAGGGCATCGTTGCGCAGGCCGTCAACGTGACCGCCACCTTGACCCCGGCGCAGATTGCGGCGGGACTCATCACCTCGACGACCGCCGCCGTTGTGACTGCGACCCTGCCGGTCGGCACCGTCATGGACGCTGGTGGTTCGTGGGCCATCGGTGAGGCCGTGATCTGGCGTGCTGCGAACCTTGGCGCTACCAACGCTCTGTTCGTTGCGACCTCGGGCAACGCCAACCACACGTTGGTCGGGAGCGGTACCATCGCCCTGTCGACCAACGCATCGTTCATGACCCTGAAGACCGCCGCCGCGACGTACATCACCTACCGCATCGGCTGAGGTCCTGCGTCGACAAGAAGCCCCGCCGGTGTTATGCTGGCGGGGCTTTCCCTTGGAGTCCTCATGCTGCCCACCATCGTCTACCGCTGCCCCGGCGCGCATCCTGGCCCGCACGGCAAAAGCTACGACCTCAAGGGGATCGACGATGCCGCGTCCCTCGCGTCTGCGCTCGTTGATGGTTGGCACGCCTCGTTGCCCGAAGCCTGCGGCGTCGTGGTGGCGCCGGTCGTACCTGACGACGACGCGCCTACGACGCGCGCTGAGTTGGAGAAGCTCGCGCTCGATCTCGGGCTCAAGTTCGACGGTCGCACCACCGACGCGCTGCTGTTGAAGCGCATCAACGACGCTCTGGCGGGTGCCTGATGGGATGGACCAAGCGCCAGTACATCGTTGAGGCGTACACGGAGCTTGGTCTGTCCGACTACGCCGTCAACCTCACCCCCGAAGAGTTGCAGACGGCCCTTCGTCGTCTCGACTCCATGATGGCAGAATGGGAGGCCGACGGTATCCGCTGCGCCTACCCGATGGCGGGCACTCCCGGCGCCAGCAACATCGACACGGTGACGGAATGCCCCGAGGCAGCGAACACCGCCATCACAACGAATCTCGCGCGCCAGTTGTCGGCGGGCTATGGCAAGACCGTCTCACAGGAGACCGTGGCGGCTTCCAAGAAGTCGAAGGCGTCGCTTCGCAAACTGCTGTCGGTCATTCCTGAAATGCAGTTCCCGTCGACGCTGCCACGCGGCGCTGGCCAAAAGGCATGGCGTGCTCCTGCGAGTCCTTTCTTTCCTGCGCCGACTTCTACAGACCTTTCTGACGACATCGACTTCTGAGGCACACATGGGCATCCGCAATCTCTCTGTCCTTGATTCGGTCTCGTCTGGTGACCAGATCCCCGTGCTCGACGAGAGTGCAGGCGTTGACCGGCGCATGTCCGTCTCGCAGTTGATGACCTACTTCTCGGACAACTTCGCGTCGCCGGACGTGACCGTCACCATTTCGAGCCCCATCGCGGGCTTCAATCAAGCGCTGCCCACTTCCACAACGTCTATCTGGCTGCTCCTGACGCCCGCTGGCACGCTTGCAACCGGCACGGTGACCCTGCCTGCGGTTGCTGACCTCTTTGACGGGCAGGAAGTTCTGGTGACGTCTTCGGCTGTCATCACTGCTCTGACGGTGGCGGGCAACGGTGCCACGGTGAACGGCGCCCCCGGTTCGCTGGCTGCCAATGGCTTCTTCCGCCTGCGGTACAACACGCTGCTCACGTCGTGGTTCTGTGTGGCGCAGTCGCTTGGCGGGACGACGAACTTCACCGACATCACGATCACCAACGCGATTCTGGATGCCGCAAGCAATGAGTTGGTCAAGTTCGTCTCGACCACCAGCGCCGTCAATGAGGTGACCATCGTCAACGGCGCCACGGGCACCGGCGCCGGAATCCTCGCGACGGGCGGCGACACGAACGTCGATCTCCTTCTGTCGGCCAAGGGTACGGGCAAGGTCTACGCCGATGGCAGCGAGGTCGTCACCTACTTCTCGGCCAACACCTTGCAGGGTCAAGCCCTCTCGTTGAACATCGCCACCGACATGACGCTGGTGGTCCCCATCATCGACATCAGCACTGTCGTCGCCCTCCCCGCCGCCGCTGTTGGCCTGCGTGGCGCGCGCGCCACCGTGACCAACGCCGTCGAGACGTTGGCGGCTGGCATCGGCCTCGCTCCAACCAACGGCGGGGCGAACTGTGTCCCCGTCTTTTGCAACGGCGTTGCATGGTTGATCGGCTGAATGCAGGTGTCGATCCTCTCTGGCGTCTACACGAGCGGCGGCGCCCCCGACGTTCGCCTTGCGTACCCGGTCAACATGGTACCGACGCCTGTCCCGTCGGGCATCTCTGAGGGCTACCTGCGCCCCACTGACGGCATCGTCCAAGTGGGCGCCGTCGGCGCCGTGACCGGCTCCACGCGCGGCGGAATCAACTGGCTTGGCACGCTCTACCGCGTCATCGGGAGCCACCTCTACGCCATCGGCGTCGATGGCACCTATACCGACATCGGCGACGTTGGTGACGGGCCTCCCGTGTCGATGGCGTACGGTCCCAGCTACCGCACACCAGACAGCAGCGGCAACATCACCAACGCCTCACCCGTTGTGCCGGGTCGGCTCGCCATCGCCAGCGGTGGAAACCTCTACCTGTACGACGGCGCATCGCTGGTCCAGGTGACCGACGTTGACCTTGGCGCAGCCCTCGACGTGACGTGGGTTGATGGCTACTTCATGACGCACGATGGCGAGTTTATCGTCGTCACCGAACTGACGGACCCGACGGCAGTTGACCCGTTCAAATACGGCAGCGCCGAAGCTGACCCCGATCCCGTCGTCGCCTTGCTCAAGATCCGCAACAGCCCCGTGGCCCTCAACCGCTACACGATCGAATACTTCGACAACGTCGGCGGGACTGGCTTCCCCTTCCAGCGCATCGAAGGTGCACAGGTTATGCGTGGGTGCGTGGGCGCCAAAGCGTGCTGCGTCTTTGAAGAGGCGATCGCGTTCATCGGCAGCGGTCGCAACGAGCAACCCGGCATCTATCTCGCGCAGAACGGGTCAAGCACCAAGTTGGGTACCGTCGAGGTGGACCGCATCCTGTCGACGTTCACAGAACAGCAACTGGCGTTGTCGGTCCTTGAGTCGCGCAACGACAACGGCCACGCGCATCTGTACGTCCACCTTCCAGACCGCACGCTCGTGTTCGACATGACCTCGACGCAGGTCGCCAAGGCTGCGGTTTGGTTCACGTTGACGACGTCGCTGACGGGTTTCGGCACCTACCGCGCCCGGTTCTTCGTGTGGTGCTACGACCGATGGAACGTTGGCGACCCCAACAGCGCCAAGGTCGGCTACACCGACCAGACCGTCAGCACCCATTGGGGTGAGCGCATTCGGTGGGAGTTCTCCACGGCGATGGCCTACAACGACGGCAACGGCGCGCTGGTCCATGTGCTGGAGCTCGTCGCGCTGACGGGCCGCGTTGCGCTTGGCGCTGACCCGACCATGTCGACGTCCTACACGGAAGACGGTGTGGCGTGGTCGCAGCCGTCGGTCATCACCGTGGGCCGCATTGGTGACCGCACGCTGCGTCTTCAGTGGAGACGCCAGGGGTTGATGCGGCATTTCCGCGCGCAACGATTCCGGGGCACCTCGGACGCTCACATCGGGGTCATGCGGCTCGAGGTCGAGGTCGAAGGGCTGGCGGTCTAAGTGGCTGCGCTCAAACTCACCCGCGACCAACTGGCCACCATCTGCCGTGGCGACGCACTGGCCATTCGCCAGTTTGAAAGGCTGTTCGCGCTGGTGGACACGCTGTCCAGCGGGAGCGCCCCTGTCGACGCCCCCTACGTCATGTTGGCATCAGACAGCACGTTGACCGATGAACGCGTGCTGACGGCTGGCACCGGCGTCTCAATCGTCGACGGCGGCGCAGGTGGACCAGTCACCATCTCGGCAACAGGCGGGACACCGTCAGGTGCAGCAGGTGGCTCGCTCGCAGGCACCTACCCGAATCCGTCCATCGCTGTGGGCGCGGTCGGAGCGGCTGAACTGGCGGCATCTGGCGTCGCTGCAGCCACCTACACGCTGGCCACGGTGACGGTTGACGTGGATGGGCGCGTCACGTCGGCGGCTGACGGATGGTATGCGAACCCCGGTACCACGCTTAACGTGATTCTAGGTGACGGAGTCAACGTCGCCACGGCGGGCAACCTTACGCACAACAGCACTACCAAGACGACGTCGACGAGCACGCTCGTTGCAGGAATCGCCGTCGAAAGTCGGGATCTCTATCTCAACGAGACGATCGGCGCACCATCTGCCGTCGCCAACAAGATGGTAGTCTACGTCGACACAGACAAGTTAAAGGTAGTGCGCGAGACCGGGACCGTGGTCCAGCTTGACGCCGTCGAGGTGTCGCAGGCTGGCGCGCTCATCTCGACGCGGAAAAACATCAACTTTGTGAGCGGTGCGACTGTCGCCGACAACGCAGGCACTGATAGCGCGGACGTGACAGTGACGGGCGGTGGCGGTGGCGGCACCTTCGGCCAAGCGACGGCCACGTTCACCGTCAACACCGACAGTGTGACCGTCACCGTCGTCGACGCTGGCGTGTCGGCTGGCTCCTGCATCGTTTGCACTATCGGCACGGCACCCGGCAGAGACGCCGACGAGTTCGAGCGCGCGCCTGTCTTAGTCAGCGTCGCCAGCATCACGGCGGGTGTCGGATTCGACCTCATTGTGGTATCCCTCGACGGCGACGCCGACGGAGCCTACCTCATCAACTACACGCGGGACTGAACCATGAGCGGCATTACTGGCGGAAGCGGAACAGCAAACAAGGCCAACGTTGACGCGGGTTTCAACCTGCAGGTTGC